AGAGTGTATAAAGTATATAGAAGACTTCTTGACAGATGAGGAGTTAATAGGTTACTATAGAGGTAATATTGCAAAGTACCTTCACAGATGGCGATATAAAAATGGCGTTCAAGATTTGGAGAAAGCACAATGGTATTTAAGCGCACTGGTCCAACTACAAAAGCGAAAGTAGCTAAACCTTTTAATCAAGGTTATAGAGGTTTCCTAGTAGGAAACTTAGTTAACCCCTATGTTCAAAACAGTAAGGATCATAGGGACTGGGAGTTTGGCTTTAACAAAGCCTACTTCAAAAACAAGGAGCAAGTACTTGACAAAGAGTCTCGAAGAAGAAGCTAAAAAGTTTGCTAAACAAAAACGTAAGCCTTCGACTGTCAAGGAGTTATCACCTAGATTATACTTAGCAGGTCAAGCTATGGGTGGTTTTATTGCAGCAGGTAGACAAACTTGGCGAATGGAAGAAATTAAAAAGGCATCGTTTGATTGGGCAGACTATATGTTAGATGATGATACATAAAAAAAGAGGGGGCGTTTAGCCCCCTTTATTTATCTTCCGTATTGTTTTGCTCCAACCTCCGCAGGAATTTTGAGCCTTTGTATTTGATCTACCGTTGAAAGGTATTCTTTTAATACATAAAGTTCGGCTCTGGTCATATCTCCTATATCACCATCAAAGTTTAGTTCTTCTACAGCACTATCAATTTTTTTGTTGTTGTACTTATTAGACAGTTCATATTGTAAATCAATTGTATCAAGTGGCCCTGAATATTGTAAATATAAAAAACTTTTAGCTAGTTCTTTAGCTTCAGGTAATATCTCTGTTTCCCAATAAAGTCTTTGCCTTTCTAACGGCTCATTTCTAAAAGCTTTACTATCCATAAGGGCTGAAGACTTAGCCTCAATAATATCAAAGAGTATACCATTATATTCGTTAGCAGCTTCTGGTGCTTGCATCCTAATTTTGCTTGCAGCATTGAGCTTAAACGTTTCATAACCTAACATATTCATTACACGTTGAGTATCAGTAAGTCTAATCGGTCTAACACCTAATGTTTTTGTAGATGTAATGTCAGCTTCACCTATAGCTGCTTGTTTAAGTGTTTCTCCTCTCACTGACTCCCCAAGAAATAAAGGTAAGATATTATCTATATAACGAGTAGAGTCGTTATAAAATTTATTTCCCTGATACCTGTCAATAGGTCTAGCTTGCTGACCACTTGCAATACCTGCAAGTGTGTTTACAGGTTCTACAAAACGTGAACCTGAAGATAGAACTTGAGATCCTATACCACCAAAAGATTTACCAAAGGCTCTCCAAGATTCTTTCATATCACCTTGAAACATATAAAAGAAAATTCCAGTAACATCTTGTTGAGTTTTATCTAAGTTCCTAAGAAGTCCTTGTAATGTAAAGTCTTTTGCAACTTGTTGAAGTACCTCAGCAGGTGGTTCTTCCCCATCTGCCCAATATGAAGCCATCCTTGCCGCAGCTTTAAATGCTGAAACAGGATAGTCGTATTGTCTAGTAACAACTTCTCCCCCAACAGATGATTGATACAAACCTAATCCAGCTTTTCTATCTTCTCTTTCCTGTTGTACCATAAGTGAGGCAAGGCTCCAAGATACAGTTGCTTTAGTAAAAAGTTCTCCATAAGCTTTATCAGAGTATTTACCTGCAGCTTTTCCTGCAATAGCAAGTCCAGATGCCTGTAATCCAAAGTCTACTGTATTGTTAAAAAACCTACCAAAAGGTACAAGTAAACCAATTCCAGGAATATTCCTTGCATCTTCAATTACTCCTGCAACTTCACCAACAAGTCCTGAGTCTTTATAGGATTTAGAAAAAATATTTTCAAGAGTTCTATTGACAGCTTTTGTTTCTATTTCTGTATAAGCTTTAGTAGACATAAACTTGGCAGCATCTTCCCAATTATAGAACTCTGACCAACCTTTACCAGTTACAAGTCTTAGCTGTTTATCCATTTGAAAAACAAACTCTTGAGACTTAGTAAAGTTATCTTGAGCTTTAACAAACGATAACATCTGAATAAAGTCTACAGCATCTTCTGCTTTTTGTCCAATAAGTTTTTGATTAGGAGTAAACTTACCGTCTGTAACAAGCTTAGTTACATTATCAATTCCACCTGGAAGAGTACTTGCAAGTGTCTGTAATGCTTTTGAGTTTCTGGTCAATGCTGACTCAAATGCTGCATGAGTCATATCAGGATCAAGCAACAGTCTCATACGAAAATAATTAGACTCCAGTAAACTTCTTGCAATTTTATAAGATTTTTCTCCTGCTTTTTCCATGCCAATAGCTTTAGCTAATGTTCCTCTACCTGCATGAACAGTCATTAGAGCCATATCAGATACCGTATTAATACCTGCATTAGCTCCCCAACCAATCATGTTAAGAGCACTAGTTGATGGGTTAGATACAAGCAGTCTAATTAGTCTATTTTGATTGTTACGAATAAAGTCTGGAAGTTTTGCTGATAAACCTTCTGCTTTAGTTTTGTCACCTTTTAGAAATCCTAAATCTAAAGCTGTGTCTACCATTTCAGCTATCTGTACATCTTTAATTGATGTGCCATTTAACTTTGAACCTTGAGATGCTGCATTGAGAACTCTAGCGGAAGCATTCATTTTAAGTGCAAAAGTATTAGCAAAGTCTTCTATTGTAAGGGTTTTAGCTTGTTTAAGTTTATTACCAGTAGACTTTTCAAAAACTTTAATAAAAGTCTTTATATCTTTTGGATCTGATTGTTTAATTACATCAGCCATCCAGTTACTATAAAGATCACCATCTCCTCTTGAAATATATACAAGCCCACGTTCTTGTGCAATCTGAGCTAAACCTTTAAGAACAACATTACCCTCATCGTCTACATGACCAAGAAGTAAATCTACAAAAAAATCTGTGTCAAGATCTTTAAGTTCTACACCACCTTTTACTTTTTTAGTCCAAGTTCCACTCTTCGGTACTTGTGTATTTACATAGTCTCGTATAGACTCAGACAGTTCTTTCATTACGTCTTTAGCTTCTGGTTGAGTTACAGACACAGATGGTGCAGCTACTTTAGACTCACCCCTAAGCATAACTTTACCTGCCTGAATGCCACCTATCCCAACCGCACCTACAGCAGCAATTCCCATAGCAAACTTATCATAATCGTCACGAACACCTAGCTCTATCAATCCATTTTGATATAGGTATTCCATACCGACATTTACTACAGCATCAATACTAGTAGTAGTAGCAATCTCAGCAAGTGCTCCTTTTTGTGCCAGACGTTTAAGACCACGAGATGATAGTAGTTGGGCTGAATAGTTTTTAACTTGGTTAGTAGTAGCTTTACCTGCTTCATCTACTGCTTTAACAAAAACTTTTTTCCCAGTCTGTGAAACAGCTTTAGCACTAGCACCTGCAGCTTGTTTCTCAGCCATCTTTTGCAGTGCTTTTTTCTTAGCAACATTAGTTCCTAATCTTACAGCACCACCACCAATAAATTTACCTGCAAGTCCACCTACTATATTTAATGGATCAAGAATACCTTGGCGTATAAAATCTCCTGTACCACGGACTTTTTCACCAAGTGTAGTTTCTTTAGTATATAGACCTGCCATATTTTCATACAAAGCTGCGGCAGCATGTGCACGAGCCATCTTGTCTTCGTCATCTTCTATATCATTTAGGTAATCCATTTCAGACAAACCACGTACAGTATTACCACCTGCTACACCACGTCTATTATCTAAATAATCATCTACAATTTTTGCACGACTTTGACCCTCTATAGATTGTAATCCATATCGGTCAATCATATAATTTTCTATAATAGAAAATGATGAATCACTTTCTACCATATCATTTTCTGAATAAGTTCCTGGCTCAGGAAGATCAAGTGTGGGTGCAGTATGAAACTGAGAAAAAAAGTTTTCTTCTTGGGGTACTTCCTTCTCTTCGTGAAACTGCTCAAAAAAGTTAGCCATGTATTTTCCTAGTCAAGATATTGATCTGCTGCATTAGGTCCGTAAAAATTATTAAAATCTCTTATCATTTGTTCTGTTGGATTATTTTGTAATGCCGCTATTGCCTGTGATGTAGGTATTGGTCTAGTAGTTGAATTTTCAGTCGTAGTAGTTTCAGAAAATTTTAAATAAGGTTTAACTATATAATTTTCAGACAGACCACGATAAGCAGATGGGTTTTCTGCCTCAAGACTTCCAATAAACTCAGGTGTTATAAATCTAGATAGTAGATAATCTCTAGCATCAGCTTTAGTTCCTGCATCACTACTTTTCAAATTATTTAAAGCATTTTGTGTGTTTACTTGATCAGGATCATTTTCCAAACCTGCACGAGCAGTACGAACTACATTTTGTAATACGCCCTCAAATTGTTGTTCTCTGGCAGTAAAGTCAGTTTTTTGTATGGTCTCTGGATCTACGTCAATAAAGACTGTACGACCACTTTGAGCAGTCATGTTTTTAACTTTCTTTGCCAGATTATAAAACTCTTCTTTGTTTGTTAAATCAACAATTTCAAACTCTTTAAACAAGTCTATTTTATTTTCTGTAGATGTAGGAGACTGTATAATACTTATTAGAGTTGGAAGATCTCTAAGGTTAATATTACGGTCATAGTTTTTAGCTTGATCTTCTACAAAGTCATAAGCTTCAGCTGTTGCTACAGGATCAGTGAAAAGATTGTTATACCAACTTAAAGTATCTTCATCTTTTATATCTGAACTAGTTAGTCTAGTCTGCATTTTTAAGGCTTTTTCTGCAGCACCTTCACTTTTTTTACTAGAACTAGAACTACCGCCACCTCCAGCTAAACCTAGCTGAAGTAAAAAGTCTTCCCTTCTGTTTCTTAATTCTTCGATACGAAGTCTTTCTGCGTCTACTTTATCAAAGTAGTTTAGCATACCTAGTGAGCTAATTCCCATAATTACATCCTTGCCATTAACCCAGTTTTAACTGGTTCTTGTTCTTGTACCTTTGGTTCTGGCTCTTCCATAGGCTTTGGAGTAGGAGCTTCACCCTCTTCTTCTTTGAGTTTTTTCATCATTTCTTTTGCACGAGCTACATTACGTTTATAGGCTAAAGCTTTTTTACCTTCTTTATTTTCAAAACCTTCATCATAGTCTAGTTTAGCTACTTCAGCATAACCTTTTATATGTTCATGTAAAACAGGTGCTATAATAAGACTTACATCAATGCTGTGTAAGCCTTCCATAACAGCACTGCGAAGTATGCCTTGAACAAGTGTTACAAGATCTACACCAAACTCTAAAAAATACAAGACATCTTCCATTGAACCTTCTCTAGAAAGATTATCTATATGTAAGTCTAGAGCTTCAATAGGATCAGTTATTTCTGAAGGTCTTTCATAAGCCTGACTCTTTGGTTCTGCAGTCAGTGACTGGCCTGGTATAGGTCTTTCAAACGTTAACATTAT